GTTCTCTGTGCGATGTTGTTAGCAACACGGTTGATCATCACAGCCAAAGCCGCGTGTTCATCACCTACGAATGTTGCAGTACCGCTTACAGCGTTCTGGTCGTATGCTTGTTGGTTTTGCGTTCCAGCTAAAGCTCTTAAAGAAGCTAATACTTCTTGATCGATCTCAGCAGTAATTTCTTGGGCTAATGCCGCCATAATTTCTGCTTCAATATCGATGCCTTGCTGTGCTTGAGCATCTTGAGCCGCTTCAAAAGTCCATCTAGCTGATAGCTTTCTAGTTTTTGCTTCGACTGTTTGCTTTAAGATCTGGATAGATAATCTCTTACCTGCTTGACCTTCAAGTGCCGCTGTTGCTGAACCTTTCGGTGTAGCGTCAGTGGCGTTACCTGAATATGCCGCCGCGATCTTAAATGGTGATAATGCTTCTTCACCAACTTCGTTACCATCTGACGAATCAGCGTAACGTACTCTTAATGTGTGGATTTGACCCACTGGACCTGTCATCGGCTGTACACCAACTAATTCGTTGGCTATTACAGTCGGCATAACACGTCTGATTACTGGTAGGATAACTCTGTTTAGAGTCGCAACATTACCGGCGCTTGTAGAACCAGCTGTAGCAGTCTCATTCAACCACTTGCGTGTGTTTTCTAGAGTACTTGCCATTACAGCCTTTTTGTTACCATTTAGGCCTTCTAAAAGTGCAGTTTTGGTATCCTGCCAGCGACTTTCTAGTAGTTCTGACATTGTTTTCTCCTTATTTCAATCCAGCAAGTTTTTGAATACTAATGATATTGTCATTAGTTTCTTGACTTACTCTACTAACGTTAGATTCTTTATTGCCTGTTATTTCTTTTGCCTCGGACTCTGTAAGAGTAGCCTTCTTCTTCGCTGGAGTTTTACCGTCAATTACTGCCGGAATATACTTGTCAAATGCTTTTCTTAAACCATCTGTCTGTACATTTTCCAGTAAGTCTACCATAATCTCACGCTGATCCTTGCTCAAAGGTCCAGTTAATTCGTGCATTACTTCTTTACGTTTAGCCGCATCAGAAATTTTACTAATTTCTGCGTCTTTACTCTCGACGATTTTCTTAACTTCTTCGACTTCTGCTTTAGCTTCTGCAACTGCTTTGTCTTTAACATCTACAACTTTTAAAAGTTTAGCTGTTTCGGACTTTTCGTTTAAGTAGCTATTTGCATACTCGCCTGCAAATGTTTCGAAAATTTTGCGACCAAAATCATTTTTACGTGCTGAATCAATATCATCTTTAAGTTGAGTAATTTCACTTGTAAGTTTTTTACTAACTCCTTCTGATACAATCTTCGCACTTTTCTCAACAAAAGACTTGCGTACTTTTGCTAAATGCTCTTTGGCTTCACGTACTAATCTTACTTTAGTTTCAGCCAAGTCTTTTTTGTCTTCGTGGAACTCTGCAATTTCTTTAGCAAGAGCTTCTACAACAAAGTCCTCTAGTTTGCCAAACTTATCTGACATAACTTTTTGGTCTTCATGTAGTTCACCCACTTCCTTCTTAAGCTGTTCAAAAACAAAACTTTTTAGCAAACCTGCGTTTTCACGCATAGCTACAGCATACTTGGCTCTAGCTTCTGCTAATTGTTTTCTATCTTCAGCAAATTCGGAAATTTCTTCTTGAAGTTTTTCAGTCACCATAGTGTCAATTGCTTCAACCATAGTAGCCTTATCATGTTCGTATTTCTTAGCGAACTCTTCACGAAGTTCAGCAGTTACAGCCAGTTTGTTTTCACTAACTTGCTTGTCCCATGCTTCTTGGATGTCTGCTCTGATCTCTTCTGAAATTGCGTTGTTTTCAAAAAGTGATTTCAGTGCTTCCAACATATTTTTCTCCTTATTACTGGAGGCCTTTGATTATATTAACCAAAGATTCCTTCAAATACTTTTGTGCCTTATCGTCGCCTCGAACTTCTCGTGCTAATTCTAGTGCCTTGTACCCCCCACGGGCATTTAACAAATGCTCGTATATTGGTGTCGGGTAGGCACCTGGAGCACTGGGTTGAGCAACTACATCGACTGTTATAATCTCATAATCGCTTACTTGTCCGGAACCATCTTCCATGACGTTTCCGCTACCACGCGATGAAACCCCTAGTTTTACTCCGCTTTCAAGCATTGTTTTAACTAGAGTTCCCATCG